TGGCTGATACTTCCCTGGGACTTGTTTTTACAACGAATCTATTCATTGGGAAGGAGCCTTCAAAACCAATTGATTGTGCAACTATTTTTGATACCCCTGGGTTTGCTCCCTTGTTGACATTTAAGCAAGGGGAAAATTATTATTACCCTTCGGTACAGATTCGAGTGAGGAATCATGATTATATGTCAGGGTGGGATTTAATAAATGATATTAAAGTTTCGTTGCATGGCCGGGCACAGCAAACATGGAATGGAACTTTATATAGTCTGGTGGCTTGTTCTATTGAGCCAGCGTTGCTCGATTGGGACGAGAACAGCCGGGCACGTTTTGTAACAACATTTAATATACAAAGGAGGTAATGATTGTGGCAAAAAAAGGCGTACCCAAACAGGATGGTTCAGGAAGAGGAAACCGTTCAAATAAAGGTCGAGGTGGTTGTGTTACCCCTCGCAAAACCGGGCAGGGGCGAAATCCTAAAAAAGGGAAATAAATCTAAAGAAAGGAGGGAATAATTATGGCAATCGCTGGTGTAGGAACAATATTTAGACGGTGGAATTCAAGCACTGGAGAATGGGATTCAATAGCAAATGTCACTAATATTACTGGGCCAGGAATGACGCGGGACACAATTGATACTACGGCGTTAGATACTGCTGGTGGATACCGGACGTTCATTGCTGGATTCCGTAATGCTGGAACTGTGGTACTTTCAATGAACTTTGAACGGGATGATTACGAGACAATGAAAAATGATTTTGAAAGTGATACTGCTCAGAATTATGAATTGGTGTTGCCTGATGACGATCAAACGAGTTTGGAATTTGAGGGGCTGGTTACGGAGCTTCCGTTGACGGTTCCAACCGATGATAAGGTGTCTGTAGAGGTTACGATCCAGATCAGTGGACAGGTTAGTCTGGAATCTGGTAGTGGCCCGAGTGCTGGAGCTTAACAATTAACTAATCCTAATCATGGATTACTTTATAACAAAGGGGCTAAATCATGGCTGATGAAACTAAAGAGATGGAAAGAAAAGAAATAGTTAAGGAAACACAGATGATTTTGGATAGAGAAGCAATGCTGGCAAAGGAAGTTTTGCAGATTGAACGGGTGGATTTGGGTAAAGGGGCTTTTGTTTTTGTGCGACAGATGACGGGTCGTGAACGGGATCGTTTTGAACAATCACTTATGATAGAAGTCAAAGGAACTCGTGGGGAAGTTATTTATGAACGATCATTAGAAGATTTCAGGGCTAAATTGGCTGTGAATACTGTTTGTGACGAAAGCGGGAAGAATATTTTAAGGCCGGATGACTATCCAAGATTGAGCCAAAACATGAGTGCTGCCCGTCTTGAGAGGATTGTTAATGCTGCCCAGGAATTGAATAAGATTTCGGAACAAGATAAAGAGAACCTGGTAAAAAACTTAGGGGACGGCCCAGCCGACGCTTCTACTTCCGACTCTGTGAAAGATTAGGATACCCTCATCCGGATTATTTACTTGGTATGCTTACGTCTACACAGGTGAGTGAATGGGAAGCGTTTGATTCATTGGAACCAAGAGAAACGACTAAGGCTGATTATAGGGTTGGGCTGTTATGTTCTACTATGGTTAATATAGCACGATCGGTTTGGGGGAAGAAGGGAAGTTTTAAGGCTACTACACCACTGGATTATATGCCTAATTGGGACGGCAAAGAAGAAGAACCAAAAGGGCAAACGGTGGAAGAGATGAAAAGTGTTTTGTTTGATATATTTAGGTGGAGTAAACACAAAGGGAAAAGGAAGACTTAGTAATGGATATAGGAACGTTACAAGCCACATTGGGAGCTGATTTAACCCAGTTACGTGCAGCAATGGGGCAGGCTGAACGTACCATGAAAAGCTATGACCAAACCGTTAATAAGGAACTTACTAAAGCGGAGGGAAGGTGGAAGCGGTATAGTAGTTCCATTATGTCTGGGGCTTCTTCTATAAAAAGATCTATATTTAATATGAGAAATGCGTTTATTGCAGGAATTAGTATCCTTGGTGTTGGGTTAATTGCTAGGGCAATTAAATCACATATTGTTGACGTGGCTCATTTAGCAGGTCGTTATGAGGAATTGGGAATTGCCATGCGGGTGGCTGGGAAGAATGCGGGGTACACCGGCGAGCAGATGGATATGTTGGAGCGAAAGGTTCGTGATCAAGGTATTGCAGCAATTGAAGCCCGTGAAACTTTAACGAGGATGACTGTTGCAAATATTGATTTAGCCAAGTCGTCGGAACTTGCTAGGGCTGCTCAGGACCTTGCTGTAGTAGGGGCTATGAATAGTTCAGATGCATTTCAGCATTTGATTTATGGGATACAAACTGCCCAGGTCCGTATTCTTCGTACTATTGGTTTAAATGTTTCATTTGAGGAGGGATATAAGAAAACGGCGGAAACTTTAGGAACTACTGCTGATAAATTAACAGAATGGGAAAAAACGCAGAGTAGAGCTAATGTAGTCTTGCAGGCATCTATACGATATCAAGGGCTTTATGAGGCAGCAATGACTTCTGCTGAAAAGCAGCAACGATCTTTGAAACGTTATGTTGATAATTACAAGGTGGCGTTGGGGGAAGCTTTTCAGCCGGCTTATTTACAAATGGTTTTGGCTAAAACAAATGCTTTTAAACGATTAATTGAGGTAGTGTCTGACCCACAAATACAACATGCTTTGGAATTGCTAGGAAAAAGAGTTTCTGAAGTATATGCAAAGGCACTTGATTCTGTGTTGAAAAAATTGGAGAGCATACAGAAAAGTGGGGAACTTGTTACATTTTTTGATAATCTTGCAACAAGTTTTGATCGTGTTGCATTAGCTGGTAAGCGAGTTGGCTCTGCATTGAAAGAGGTGGGTTCTGTTATTCTCTTTTTATCGAAAGGGGTAGGGCTTGATCTTTTATTTGAAACAACATCAGAAAGAATCCAGAGAACTTTGGGTGATTTACGAAGGGAGCTTGCTTTGCTGGAAAAACAAGCTGGTGGTAAGGAAGCAGGGGCAAACATTTCTGATTTTGTAAACCAATTATTTGGTCATATCCCTATGGCTGAAAGACTAGCCCCCAGAATTGCTGAAATACGGAAACAAATTGCTTTGCTACAAGGGGAATTGGGAAAAATAGAAACACCTAAAGCAGAGAAGCCTTATGCTCACGGTGCTTGGGATCCTTTTGGAGAATTAGGGGGTGCTTTGAAAAAGGGGATGACTATACCAAAGCCTCCAACGCTAGAAGCTATTCAATCATATGATAAATTGTATGAAGAAATGGTGGATCATATTAAGCAGCTCTCTTTGGGGGAGACTGAGTACAAACTTTGGGCATTGGGTGAGTGGAGGAAAAAGGCGATTAAAGTAGCAACGGAAGCCCAGGAAGAATTAACAACAATCAATTCTGTGTATGCACTTGAAAAAAATCAAATTGAAAAAGATTCATTGAAGGAATGGGGAAAACGCCACGAGGAAGTACGTAATCGTATTGAAGAATTAACACTTAGTGCGTCACAATATGAATTGAATCAGTTGGGAAAAGTTTTTCAAGAAAAGATGGATTTGTATAATAAAGCAGGGAAGGAAACTGTTTTAATTGAACAATTGTATGCATTGGAACGAGCTTCTATTATTGATAAATATGCAAAAAAGAGACAAGATGAAATACAACAATATACGGATCAATGGAAGGAACTTGAACGTTCCATTTCTACAGATCTTATGTCTGAAGTAGATCAACGTAAATCAGCAATTGATTGGGAATATCGATCTCGTTTGGATCAAATAAAACATTTCCAGAAGTTGGGAGTTCTTACAGAGGAAGCATATACCAACGCTATATCAAATGCAGAAGAAGCCAGAATACAGTTGCTTAAAAAGACAACAGAGGAATATGAGAAAGATACTAAAATAATGATTGAACTTTCTCAACGTACCGCAGAAGCAATTGAGCAAAATTTTAGCGATTTCTTTTTCGATACTATGAAAGGGGAGCTGAAAAGCCTTGAGGATTATTGGAATGCATTTTTGGACAGCATCCAACGGTCTACTGCTGATGTTATGGGGCAGTTATGGAAAGAATTATTAGTAGGTAAGGGGAAGGAGGAGGGGGGACAAACAGATAAAATTGGAGGCGTGTTGGGTAGTTTGGGGACTATGGTTGGTGATTTGTTTGGTGGTGGAGGTGGAGGAGGAACCGGCTTACCAGCGGGTACGGAATATGCCACTCCTTGGGGGTTTGCCGATGGGGGGATTGTTAGGAAGCCAACACTTGGAATATTGGGAGAGGCTGGTCCAGAGGCAGTAATTCCTCTTGATGAGTTGAATAGTATTAGAGCTGGGGGGAAGGGGCTTCCACCAATAATTTTTAATATAACCACCCCTGATGTTCAAGGGTTTAGAAAATCACAAGATCAGATAATGGGGGATATGATAGCGGCAGTAGATCGAGTGAATAGGAGGAATACATAATGCCATCCTTTTATGAAATACAATTACCAACTGTGTTCACCATAGGGACTCGTGGAGGGCCACAGTTTTTGACTTCAATTATTGTATTAGGTTCTGGTTACGAGCAACGTAACGTTGAGTGGGCAAAAGCACGCGCAAAATACGAGATCGGAACAGAGCAAAGGACTAATGCGGAGCTTGATTTACTCAGAGACTTTTTCTATATGTGCAAAGGGAAGGCTTATGGCTTTCGGTTCAAAGATGGCGGAGATTTTGAAGGGGTTGGGGAGGAGCTTGGAACGGGGGATAATATTGAAAAAGATTTTCAGTTAATTAAAACCTACACCTATGGAATTTATACCTATGTGAGGACCATTAATAAACCTGTGACGGATACTACTGTAATTTATATTGATGGAGCTGCTCAAGGGGCTGGTTGGACTGTTAGCACAATTACTGGATTGGTATCGTTTACTGTTGCTCCGGGAATAGGGAAAGTAGTATCAGCAGATTATGAATTTGACGTGCCGGTACGCTTTGATATTGATTGGTTCCCCCAGAGTTTTGATGCACCAGATGTGAGTTCGATTGAATCGATCCCATTGATAGAGGATCGTATATGAAAACAATAAGTGAAAATTTAAAAGCACATCTTGCTCTTACGGTCACTACTCTGGCCAGGCTATGGAAATTGACGAGAACGGACGGAACCATAATGGGGTTCACTAGCCACGATCAGGATATTGTCTATGATGGTGTGACATATGAGGCTGCTACGGGAATGTTTTCTACGGCATTGCAAAGTACTAGTAATATGTCCGTTGATGTAGCCGAGGCATGGACAATATTATCCTCTGAAAAAATTACTTTGGCGGATATTCAGGCTAAAAAATATGACTATGCTACTATCGATATTTATATAATAAATTACGAATCGGTGGGTGATGGGGTTTTAATCCTTGGTGGTGGTTGGGTATTAGGGGAGCTTACAATAAAAGATGAGCAGGTGGTTGGTGAGGTTCGAAGCAAGGGGCAAAAGCTTCAGCAGGTTATCGGGGACTTATACTCTCCAGAATGTAGGATTGATTTAGGAAGTGTGAAATGTGGTATAAATTTAGAACCCGATGATTGGGAAGCAGATACAGTTTATGCGTCTGGGGCTATTGTAAAGGCAACGATTTATGATGGACGGAGATATATATGTACAACTGCAGGAACTAGTGATAGTGCTGAGCCAGTATGGGATACAACTATTGGTAATACTACTAATGACAATACGGTTGTTTGGACGTGTTATGATGCATGGATGAAGCAGGGGATAATTACAGCAGTAGACGATAATAGAACTTTTTATGATACAGTAACCCCGACGTTTACAGAGGAGGATGATTGGTTTAATTATGGAAAACTTACATGGCTTACTGGGGACAATGCTGGGTACGAAATGGAGGTTAAGGATTGGGTGCTTTTGACTAAGCAGATTGTGCTTTTTGAGGTAATGCCATATGATTTAGAGGTAGGGGATACGTTTAAGGTTCATGCTGGTTGCGATAAGGTTTTGAGTACATGCAAAACTAAGTTTGCGAATGCAATCAACATGAGAGCAGAACCATACATACCCGGTATAGATGAGGTAATGGATTATGGAATTCCTGGTTGAAAGAAGTAAAATTATTGAAGAAGCACGGTCATGGATTGGTACTCGGTATCATCATCAACAATCTGTTAAAGGGGTTGGATGTGATTGTGTGGGGTTGGTTCGGGCATGTGGAAATCTTGTGGGTATTAAATACGTAGAGGATTGGAATTATGCAAGGACTCCTGATCCACCAACGATGCTTAGATTGCTTGATAAGTATCTGGTAAAAAAGTCGGTTACAACAATGAAGCCGGGGGATGTTATTTGTTTTCGAGTTCAAGAGGACCCTTGCCATCTTGCTATTTTTACAGGGACGGGGATTATTCATGCATATGCTAAGACGGTAAAAAAGGTAATAGAACAAGAACTAACCCCATATTGGTTGGAGAGAATTGTTCGTGTTTACAAATTTCCGGGGATTGATTAAATGGGACAGGCAGGACGAATTGCTTTTACTGTAGCGGGTGGAATTGGTGGGACGCTCTTTGGTCAGCCAGCTATTGGTATGGCTGCTGGGTCAATTATAGGGGGCCTTTTATTTCCCGCATCGGGGCAACATCAATATGTAGTAGGGCCTCGTCTAAGTGATTTGCAAATAACTTCTGGATCATACGGGGTTCCGATTTTAGATGTGTATGGTTCTGCAAGAATTGCTGGTAATGTTATATGGACGGCGGGGATTGTCGAACATAAACATGTTTCCGAGCAAGAGGAAGGTAAAGGGGGTACATCACAAACCACCACTGAAATTACATATTCTTATACTTGTTCATTTGCAGTAGGGATATGCAAAGGGGGAATTGATAGCATCCTGAGAATATGGGCAAATGGAAAATTGATCTATACGGCTAGTCCCACCAATACTGGGGCGGCAAGTGCTTTAGATTTTACTTTATATTCCGGATCAGCAACGCAATCAGTTGATCCCGTAATGGAGGCCCATGAAGGGGCTGGTAATGTACCGGCATATAGAGATTTAGCATATATCTTGTTTGAAGATTTTGATTTGACAAATTATGGGAATGCTTTACCTAATCTTAATTTTGAAGTGGTAAAGTCAGGAACCAGTTCATATCCTAGTGTAGATGTTGAGGTTGATTCACAATCAAATATTGAAGATTGTGTAGTAACAGACGATGGCGAATATGGGATTGTCAAATCTTCTGCTGTGTCTGGTAAACTTATTCAAAAAATAGATCTTATAAATAATATTTTTGTGGGTAGTGTAAACGCAACAGATGCAGAAGGAGAAGGCCGATTAGGTGTGGATGAATTAGGAAATGCTTATCTTCATACTCCTGGAGATGCTAATAGTAATAGAGTAGCAAGATATGGTTCTAGTATGATCTTTTCTGCTGAAAGTGATCTCCCAGATGGTGCAGCAAATAAACATTTTGGGAAAAGTGTAATCGTAGATAGAGTTTCAGATTTTGTCTGGTCTACTGGGTATTATATGTATGGATATAATCAACGGCCATCCATAGCATTGTATAATAAATCAAATCTTTTGTGGAGATGGACAATTCATTTTGGGGGGGATAGGGCGGCAATAATGGAGGAAGCCATTGATCCAAACCATAAATTATGGGTACTTGAAACGAGCCAATATCAAGCTCCCTTTGGGACATGGTTGTATAGGTTTAATCCTTATATTGAGCAGAATGATGGTGGTGGAGAAATTACGGCACTTGTTGATGGAAATTCCGATCTTGACAGGTTTGTATATGATTCAAACACAAGATATTTTTGGGTAGCAAATCATGCTGGAATGTGGACATTGTCTTATGAAGAGAATGTAGGATTTTCGTTGGAAAAAGCATGGGGGTTTGAATATGATAGCAGATATATGTTTAGAATTAAAAACGGAAAAATGTGGCTAAAAAAGCTTATTGATGCAAGTATTTATTATGTTGAAATAGATTGCACCCAATTGGAAGAAACCGGAAAATCGTATGCCCAAGATTCGTGGACAACCCCTCCTGGTGATAATTTTACTAATAGAATTCATGATCCTATTAGTAAGGCTTTTTGGGGAAACCGTAGCCTTAACCCGCCAAGATTTGCTAAATTGTTATATGATCGTGCTACTAGTAATGAGGTTACTTTATCAAGCATTGTTGATGATGTTTGTAGTCAAGTTGATTTGACTAATCCTGCGGATATAAACACAGCGGCTCTTACAGATAATGTTATTGGGTACGTTCGGGACAAACAGATGACTGCTAGAAAGGCCATAGAACCGTTGCAGGCGGCTTTTCAATTTGACGCCGTTGAAAGTGATGGAAAGATTAAATTTGTAAAGCGTGGTGGGGCATCTGTAGTTACTATTCCTGAGGGTGATCTTGGTACACATAATGAAGGTGAAGAGATGCCCCCGAGACTTACACAGGCCCGAACGGAAGAACTAGAACTTCCAAACCAGATGGAAATAACATACATAGATTATGATACTGATTATTTACAAAACATTCAGCGGGCTAGAAGGTTGATTACAGAATCCACGCAAACAGATGGTGCCGCTTTGCCTATAGTCATGTCTGCTAGTACAGCAAAGAGGATCGCAGAAATCCTTTTGGGAAATACGTGGGTAGAGCGCGATAATTACGATATCAATATACCAACAAAATACCTATACCTTGAACCGACAGATGTATTTACTGTAACAAAGGACGGGATCTCTTATGTAATGAGGGGGACTAAAATGTATACTGGGGCTTTTGGTGCGATCGGTATAAATGCCCCAGCAGAAGATCCTGCTTCTTATTCATCTGCTGCAGTTGGAACACACGGGGAGGTAACCCCGTCCACGGAGATTAATTATCCAGGAACAACGGTATGGGCTCCTATTGATACACCATTGGTACGGGATGCTGAAAATTATACCTCCCCTTTGGGTTATTATTTAGCTGCAACAGGTAAGCGGGATGCGTGGCATGGTGCTCAGATTTTTAGGAGTAAAGATGGGGGTGTTTCCTATTCTAGGATTGCCCCCCTTCTGGAAAGTGCCATTATAGGATATGCAGCAACGGCTTTAGGTGATGTAGCGGATCCTTGGACATGGGATAATGGGTCATCAGTGACTGTGTTTTTAGAAACCCCTGATGCCGAGCTAGATAATTGTACTCAGGCACAAGCCTTGGAAGGAACCAATTGGTTTTTACTCGGTAACGATGCGGTTGGGTGGGAATTATCTGCATTTACAACGGCGGTATTAAATGCAGACGGTAGTTATACCCTGTCTGGACTACTCCGTGGATTGCGTGGTACTGATTGGGCGTGTGACCAGCATGTTAGTGGAGATTTGTTTGTTCTATTATCAGTAAGTACTATGGAAAGAATTGATATGGCATCGGGGGATCTTGGAGCAGAATATATTTATCGGGCAGTGTCCTTTGGTATGAACTTTGAGACAGGGCCAATGCGGGCGTTTACAAACATAGGAAGAGGATCTATGCCCTATTCT